GTTGGGATTGATGAGAATCTGCCCGTCACGGTCAAACAGGCCAACCTCGTCGGATACGTCGATGTAATCGCCGTAGGACGCCCCGGAGATCTCGACCTCGTTCAGTACCGGATCGGTGCCGGTGGGCGTTACGCCCTCGATCAGGGGAGTATCGGCGATGGGCAGGCTGTCGTAGTAGCGCATCACGATCTTCTTCCCGCTGTTCGGCGTGATGGGTTTTTGTTCGGCAAAGTAACGGTGCACGTGATTCTTCGCCACATTGAGCGAGAGCCACGCGCCGTAATACTGCTGGCCGCTTACGCCGGTATCGGTGGTCTTCAACATTGTCAGTTCACCTCACGATTCGGGGCGCTGTTATTTCACTAGCGCCGCAAATGATTTCTCGATTTCCTCATCCGTCATCTTGGACGGATCAGGGATGGATCCAGATTTGATAATCAGGCCGGGAATACCTGTGTCATGCTCGCCCGCGCCGCTGCCGGTGCGAGTGACGTCCACGGCGAGCAGGTCTTTGCCTTCGTCGCTCTTGACGAATTCCTGGGCGACGTAGTCCTGATACGAGACCTCCTCGCCCTTGCTATTGCGGATCACGGGCTTGCCGAGTTCGCTGCCGTCGTCTTCCCATTTAATGTCGCTCCAGTGAAGCGCGGCGACGGCCTTGGCGCGTGTCTTGAATCCCTGCTTGTCGAGGAATTCGGTCAGGTTGCTGCGCCGCTTATTGTTGCGGTCCTGCTCCTCGCGGGACTTCTTTTCGTTTTCCGCTTTCTGGAGAGCGGTCTGTAGTTTTTCGATCTGCTTGGATTGCGCGTTGATCTGAGCCTGCACGTCATCGGGGATTTCCGTGGACGTGTTAGCGTCCTTCTTCGCGCTTTTCTTCTCGCCGCCGAGCGTTTTCTTTAACTCGGCGAACTGCTGCATGAGCGGGGAATCCTCGGCGGTTACAGACGTGATGCTGTCCTTGATCAGCGCGTCCACTTTTTTGAGAGTACGCTGGGTTGCTTGTGTAACAGTGGCCTCGATCATGGATTGAACCATGTCCCTCGTTACCTGATTGTTTTCCGATGTTTCTTGGCTATTTCCGGATTTACTTTTCCCGGTTCCGTCTCCGGTGCCGCCCGCGCTGTCCGGGGCGTAGAGAATTCGGTTCCACATTTTCGGTGTACCTTCTTTCGATTATCTGGTCGGCGCGGCAGGGCGGAGAACGCGGGCGGGCATCCCTCGTTATTCCGTCCCTGCCGAGCCGTCATTTTCGTTGTCAAGTTGCCGGTCAAATGCGTCCGGCTGCGCCAGGGACTCTTCCGTCCCCTCCTCGATCTCGGTCAGGATTTCCTCCAGGATGGCTTTCTGCTCGTCGTCGTTGATCAGTTTCTTCGCCACGTCGGCGAATAGTTGCTTCATGAACTCGGGGCTGGGATAGTTGATTAATTTCAACCGCTCCAGCCACGTGATCAGCACCTCGACGCCGCCATCCAGATATTCCTTCGCGCCTTCTAACTCCTCGGTGATCTGTTGGATGGTGTCGTCATCCGGGTTGTCGAGCAGGGCGCGGGCGGCGCGCAGAATGGCGCGGGATGCCGCTGTGGGGCTGTGCTGGATGAGCGGCAGCGCCTCTTTCAGCGTGGCGATGAAGTCATTTACCCAGATCGAGTCGTAGTTCTTGCGGTGCGTGACCGCGCCAGTGAAGACCTTGGTTTCCGGGCCGGGATTAGCCGATGGATTTTTGTAGCGCGCAGCGATTTCCAGGCAGTCGGCTTGCGCCTTGGCGAACACGTCGGAGAGGTGGTTGAGGATCGGCGCTTCCGCCATCTCGAACGACAAGCGCTTGTGGACACCACTCTGCTCGGTTATGCGGCCTTCGGTGATGCGGGACGCGGCATCCTGTCCGGTCTGAATCCAGGCGTTCTCGCGGGCCTCGCGGATGGTCTGCCGCGCCTGGTCGAAGACCGTGTCCGGCGGGGCGACGTACTTCACGTCCTCGTTATCGTCCGGGTTGAGGATGATCGCCGAGTTGGTCGTGATCGCCTGCACGCTCTTCGCCGTCGCGGTTTTGATCACGAGTTGCGGATGCAGGTGCAGGAACATAGACCAGTGGAAGTCGCTCTCCACCCGGAACGCCTGGATGTCCAGCAGGGCCGACGTCTTGATGAAACTTACGCCCTGCATGGGAACCTCGAAGTCCCCTTGGAAGGGGATCACCTGGACGAGCGGCACCATGCCGACGTGATGCCCGAGCGGGCCGTCTGTAACGATCTCGAACGTGTCCTCTTTTTTCTCGTCGATCGTGATGGGCTGGTTCTCTTTCTGCTCCTCGTTGACGGGCGCGGTGGCGTCCTTCTTCGGGGAGAGCTTGAACACCCACGAAAAGTTGCTCTCAAAAAAGCGATAGACGATCAGGTTCTCACGATTGGAGAACGGGTCTTGCCGCTGCACTTCCTCTCGCAGCAGGATCCAGTTCAGCGAACCGTCTTCGGCAATGTCCCAGTTGACGACCTGCTCGGGCGTGTAGTGGACGGCGTAGGGTTCGCCCAGGGCCTGCTCGAGCTTGAGCACGGAGTCGATCTTCTCGGGCGTCGCTAACCGCTTGGCGTCGATCAGCAGGTAGGCGGCGCTCTGGTATAACGCGAAATCCAAGGCCGATTGCGTCACTCGGCGTAGGCTGTGGCCGCGCTTGTTCGCCTTCTCGATGAACGGGTTAAGGGTGGACTCCTGGCCCTTCAGATCACGTTCGCAGTCGTTACGGGCGATGAATCCCATCACCCGCTCGACGATGTTGGAACTCTCCGGGATAAAGGCCGACAACTCGATGCGCTTCTTGAACTCGGTCTCGCTCTCAAACACGCCGCGCACCAGGACGTTCGGCTCGTCGATCTCGCGCCGCTTGATCGAGCCGTAGAGCGTCCACATCTTTTGGTTTGCTTCCCAGTACGGATGACGAGAGCGCAAGAACTTCATGAGTTCTTTTTTCTCGGCGGGCGGTACGATTGTCGGCATGGCGGGCGCGGGCATCAGACCAGGCTACCTCCACGCGCTCCGCGCTGGATGTCGCGGCGCAGCGTATAGACGCCCATGCGGGCGGCGTCCACGGCATGATCGTCCAACTTGATCGGCTCTTCGCGGGCGTTGCGCGTCGCGCTCGCCGGTGCCCAGCGGTAGGCCGGAATCTCGCGGATCAGATTCGGGCAGCCGCGCCAGTCGCCCGCCACGGGCTTGAACACCTGGATGCCGGTGCGCCCGTTGGGCTGAACGTTCAGCGCTCCGCCCATCACCTCGATGCTGCGGAGCACATCCTTCTGCGCGGGCTTCACGCTGATGCCCAGGGCTACGAGTTCGGCGCGGTCCTGGGCGTCATGGTCGCCGATGAAGGCTTGGATCTTGAATTTGCTCTGCCACTCCCGCAGCACGGCGGCATGATCGCGGAGCAGCATCTGCGGCTTGTAATGCTCGGCGATGAACCACCAGCAGTTGTCGGGATCGCGGGCCGCGAGCAGGGCGCAGAAGGGGTTGCTGTAGCCGAAGTCCACGAAGACGTAGTGCTCCCATTCGCGGGGAAGGTCGCGGGGCGTGGTGGTGTGGATTTGCGCGTCCCACTGCGGGAATACCGCGCCCTCGAACGCGGCGAAATGGCCTTCGACGCGGGTAACGCGGATCGACTCGGGCCACTCGGCGATCAGTCCGTCGATTACATCGTCCGGCACATAGCCGCCGCACGATTGGCGGTTGTCGTTGAGGCTAGCGTAGCCAACCCAGTAGTCGTCGGGCGGGTTGTTGGCGATCGTCTCAAGCCAGTCCTGGTAGATGATTGGCGTGCAAGACATGCGGATATAACCGCTGTTGTCAGCGACGCGCATTTGGCATTCCTGCCAGATCGCCTGATCGCATTGCTCGTCAAGAGCAATCAGATCGACGGACGCAGCCTGGAATTTCTCGCGTCCCTGCTCGTAGGCCTTAAATCGGATTTTCGTGCCGGTGTTTTTTAGCACGATCTCGCCGGGGCAGTTGCGCGCCTTGTTGTGCCAGACGATCTTCTCGATCTCGGACGGCGGGATATAACGCTGGAGTTTTTCTTGCCAGAGCACGTTGGCGACCATGTCGAATGTGTTGGTCGCTACCCAGATCAACTTGAATTTGCGGTCCTTGAAATAGGGATGAAGGCCGCGAGCGATCAGCGCGACGTTCGCCATGTTGCTTTCGGTCTTGCCTGAGCGGTTCCCGCCGAAGATGATCGCGAAGCGTTTCTTTGTCCGGTGGAATCCAGCGGTGCTAGGGAGCGGAGAGTAGTAGCGGCAGGCGTCACCCCGGCGCGTCGCCTTGGCGCGCAGAAGTTCCAGCGCCCGCCGCTTTTGCGGGAGCGGGAGGTTGCTCAGCCCTTGTGGGGTAATTCCTTGCGGCAACGCTACTGCGGGAATCATTTCGTTAGATCAGCCTTTTTCAGCCTTTTCCAGGATTTCGGTTAATTCCGCGTCGATCTCCGCGTCGGACATCTCGTCCACGGGCTTTTCGGTCACGGTGGCTTCCAGGAATTCACGCCGTCCCCAGCGTTTCGAGAAGCGGCGTTCCAGCCGCCATGCGAGAGCGCGCCAATCGTGCTCGCGTGCCACCTCGGTGATCGTCTCGGTGGTGTATATGGGCCGTCCGTTTTCGTCGTACACGGGCTTGCCGTTTTCGATGACTTGCTTACGGACGGTGCGTGTCTTGGTTACGTCTCGCGGCATCCCGGCTTGGTGGATTGCCGCGATCGCCACGGCCTCAGATTCAGCCATCGCCTTCATGACTGCGTCTGAAAAACTCTTGAACGCCTCGGTGGATTTGTCGCCCTTTTTGTGCCGGGCGCCCTTGCGGAGCCAGTCATAGAAAGTTTCCTTCTGGATGCCAGCAGAGGCGGCGGCGGTTTCGAGGTAGTTCCCGGCACGGATGGCGGCGATGATCTTGTCTTGGAGTTCGGGCGTTAGTTTGGTCGTACCCACGGGCCTTCCGCCGGGGTTCTTCGCTTTTGGTTTCGTGGTTTTGCTTTTTACTTGCATTTGCTTTCACCGTTTCGGTGTGGTCTTCGATTGGGATATTACACCAGGTGCAACATAAACGCAAGTGTGTTCTTTTTTCGATGAAAGTTTTGGGTCGTGATTTCACCAGCGCACACACATCCCCCCCCACTCGCTAGAGGGGGGGGGACTATAGGGGGGGGGAAGTAGCTCTCCTCTTACTCTTTATCTTAATCTTTATCTTAGGTTCGTTTGCGTTCGGTTTCGTTCTTCTGCGTTCGCATGCGTTCGTTTGCGTTCGCGATTTTTAGGATGGCATGATAAGGTATAGAAAGCCTTAGGGTTAACGAGTGTGTATTTATACGTTATGTTAATGCGGTTTTAGCCAACAGACTTGTGTTTTTGTATGTTGCAGGCACCTATTCGAGGAAAATTTTCCTGGATTTTTTGGCGTTTTGGTGATGGTTGGTTCCTCTGCGTTCGCTTACCGTTTGCTTGCGTTTTCATGAGTTCTCTTGCGTTCGATTGCGTTCGATTGCGTTCGCGTGCGTTCTTATGCGTTCGTTTGCGTTCGCACAAAGCAAAAGCCGCCCCGAAGGACGGCTTAAGATCTCCTCCTACACGTGGTAGGCGAGGCTATTCTGGGGATGGCGCGGATATAGGGCAACCTCCTGTCACCACACGGCGCAAGGCCGAATTGCGTCCGCCGTCCATCCCAAAACCAACCGAAGTACGCATGTCCAAAATCGAACGTGTAAGGAATCCTTACCAGTTCCTGGCAGAAGCGCGGCGGGTGTGCTGCTGTTATTTTAATCTTCCATCAATCCTCCCGCAAGTCGCCGAATATCTCCGGCTTGATGCCTGCCTTTTCCGATGCCTTTATGATTTCCATCGCCAACGCCTTGCGCATGGGCGTGGGTACGTTTTTGCCAAGGATCGACGAAGGGATCTTCTGGATTACTTGATATGCTTTCGGCCCGCCGCGATGTACCAACGCATCCATGACGCGCAGATGGCAATCCCACACCATCGTTTCCACGATGCGGAATCCCCATTGCCCGGCGTCGCCCTTGCGCAGAAAATCCTTCCAGATCTGTCCGTAAGGCCGGAATGGGTGGATTACCGCGTCAGCCAGTTTTGTGAACGGCTTGGGCGATAGCGGATTGAGAACCGGCTTGAGCGTCAGCATGCGGCTCCAGTTTTCAGATTCGATCCGCTCGAACAGACGGCGCAACTCGTCCCAATCCGATTGGTCCTCACCCGGCAGGTCGGCGATAAAGTAGATCGAGACAAAGGCGATCCGCTTCGCGTTTGTAACAAATCGGCCAAGTTTTTCGAGGATGAAATCCTCCTTGAACGGCTTGCTGATCGACTTCCGCAGCCGATAGGAAATTCCTTCCAAGCCGAACGTCACGCTGTGCTTTTCGATCGTGTCGATGTTTTCCAACCGCGCATCCTGACCCAGGTCCATCCGGCCTTGTTGCAGGATTTTTTCTTGGATGCGCTTCCAACCGCTGTGCAAGGCGCGCTCCGGCGCAAACAGGCTGACAGGGCATTTGGGGTACATGTCCAGCAGTTGCAGAATCGCTTCCGTGTCCACTTCGCGATATGGTTTCAAGCCTGACAACAAGCAGAATTGACATCTGTACTTGCATCCACGGGCAATCTCGATGCGCAGAATCGGCCTTTTTGTGCCTTGCATCTGGGCGAAGGGCGATGGCGGGCATTCGGCGGGCGGCGGAATACGCTCGCTCTCCCGCGTGATCAAATGCTCGCATGACGGCTCTTCTCCGGCTTCGATCTGATCCAGGATTGCGCCGAGGTGGTCATCGCCGTCACCGATGAAGACATAGTCAACCATCTCGGCGATCAGGCGCGGCGTCACCGTGCACTGCATTCCCCCGGCGATGATAATCGGTCTGTCTTTGCGGTGTTTGAGTCCGCTTTCGCGAAGGAACCGCTCGAAGTGGTACACGTCAAGAAACCAGAACAGGGAAACGAGCAGCACGTCGCAACCATGGACGGTTTTTTCGTTGACGGGATACGCGGTCCGGCCTGCTTTATGCAGGCAGAGTTCCAATCCGTAGAAAAAATCGTCCTTGCCGAATATTAGTTTTCCGATGGTTATTCCGGCCATTCTATTTTGATCCCGTATTGTTCGCCGAGTTGATCGAACGCCTGCGTGATAGCGTCGCGGTCCACCAGCCAGGCGCGGGGCGGTATGGTGAGTTTTGCCACGATCGCCGGGCCAGCAGATTCAGTTTTTTTCTCATCATCCTCCATGAGAATAGAATCTGCGGCGCTTGCAAGCAGGTTGTCGATTTCCTCTTGATAGAAGAATGGTTCCAGCGTCTCCAGGTCTTTCGCGCTGTCCACCAGCGCTTCGATATTCCAGTTGAGGTCGAGTTCACCGACGCGGTTGTCGGCGATCGCCAGCGCCCGCGCTTCGGGGTCCGTGGTTAGGTCCAGGTCTTCGCGGACGACGACGACCAGTTGGTCGCCCCGCGTGGGAACGAATACCGCGTCCTCGATGCCGAGTTCGCCCGCTTTCTCCACGGTTTTGTTTCCCGCGATAATCACGCCGTTCTTGTCGGCGAGCACGGAACGGCCCGCGCCGTAGCGTTGGAGTGATTCCTCCAGCGCCTGGTTACCGCGCTCTGTTCCCTTGTTAGCGTTCTGCGGATCGAACTTCAGTTCCTTGATTGTTCCTTGCTTGACTTTGGACATGATTTGTCTCCACGACGGCGTATAGTGCACACAGCAGGCCGCCTATACCTCTTCTCCACGTATCGAATAGCCGGACATCGGGGAAATCGCTCATGATCCCCTGCGCTTCCTCTAGCAGGTTTATAAGGCGTCGCAGTTTTTCGCTTCGCATAGCGCTTCCTCCGTTTCAATGTAATCGCCGAACACCACCGGGCACTCGTGCCGCAGGATGTCTCGCGCTAATTCCGCGACATGCCGCATATCTGGATGCGCCGCCGGTGCGCAGCGCAGCGCGATGAAGTGCCGCCATTCGCGGAAGTTGGCTGTCATGACCAATTCGGTGGCTAGGCATGCAGGCAAGACGGAACGGGCGATTTGGGGTGATTCGCCATGTTCAAGCAGGTACTTGTAAGCCTCTTCTGCATCTCGCAGGAATCCGGCCCATCGTTCCTGGTTGTTCTCTTTCAACGTGATAGGCTGAATCACCGAAATTTCAGAACCAAACCTGTCATTGGCATAGTTGCAATATCTAGTGGATGCCTGGCTGTACGACGCAATCCGGTGCCGCACGATCTCGTGCGATACACCGCGATCACAGACGATCCGCAGCGACGCCACGGCGTGCTCGATCACGGACAAATGGCCGCGCTTGATGAGGCGGCGCACGAATACGGCGGGATCGGAATCACTCTTGTATTCCGATTTGTAGCAGGTCCGGCCAGCACGCTCGATGACGCGCAGGGAATCCGGTGTGATCCATTCAAGTGTTACTGATGGCTCGACGATTCGCATAATGCCTCCTTTTCTTCACGCAGTTTGCGCAGCAGCAAACAGGCGTAGTGCGCAATCTTCAGGCAGTCGCGTTCTGCCTCCTGCTGTCCACGCGCATTAGTGCCGATGCGCCCGACATAGCGCGCCAACTGCGCCTTGATGTCGGCAATAGTAAAGCCGTCGATCATCTCGTCGGGGTAGTTGCCATACTGCGGGATCACGTAGTTTTTGATATGCTCGATCACTTCCAGCGCGAATTTTGCAAACTCTCTCTCTTTTGTGTCAGCCATTATTTTTCTCCTGTTGTATTTCGTCGATTGTTTCTATTGCCTTGTTCCAACCGATCAAACAACCGAACAAATAACCGGCCAGAAAGAAAAACAAACACAATACCCAAATCAACCAAACCCACGTCATCGCTTTGCCTCCTCTGTCGTTTCACAGGATCTCTTTCTCCGGGTCTCCGCTCGATGCTTGGCATCGTAGCGGTTATGGTGCAATTGACATGCGGCAAGTAGATTGCCGTACTCGTTGTTTTCTGGATTGTGATCCAGGTGCATTACGGTGAGCACCACTTTCGCGCCGGTGATTGGATGCGGCAGGCCGTGGATCGCCTTACAGCGCTCGCCGTCCTCGGTCCACTCGCAGCGGCTTTCAGCACGGATAAATCGGATGGAATCCGAAAGCGCCTTCCAAGCCTGCGGGTAACGGTGTTTGTTTTCGGGGCGGATCGGCATTATCATTCCTCCATTTCCGCGAGTTTTACCCGATCCTCCAGGTACTTGATCCGCGTCCTCGCCTTCTCGTAGAGATCGGCGCGGACGTATCGTTGCATGGTCAGCGGGTGCAGCCATTTTTGCGGATCGACGGCCCGGAGATCATATCCGTCTAGCGTGATGTATAGATGCGCTGGCATGTCCTTGAGGGGCGGTTTTGGTTTCATGAAAACCACTCCTTATTTTCACATTCCCATAAATAATTCCGTTCTTGAAGGCAATGGGGAGAAAACCAAATCCGTTCGCGATG